CGTTGTCATAAGCAATTGCACTGCCTTCGTTTTTCACTGGGGCGGCACTAAAGCCTGACAACTTGGTTTCTTCTTCGAACGAACGCTCAGAGGTCTCAGTTTCGTAGATCTCTTTATGTTGTTCGCCATACGTTGCATACTCAAGACCAAACAATGCGTTTAAGCCTGGGAGCAACTCTTTCAGTAGTTGTGCGCGTGAAATAGCCATTTTTTAGCTCCTATTAGGCTGCATAATCCAAGCCAGTAGCTCGGAGAATTTGCGGATTGTTCAACTTCACTACTACTTCAGTGAAGGCGTTTGTACCAGTAGCGGTTTCTGGAATTACGGAAACAGCACGAACTGGCAGGGTTGCTGCATTACCTGCGTCATTGGTAGCAACAAGAACACCAAACCCAGAGTTACCAGTAATAGTGCTACCTGTACCTTGGTCGATTGCCATGTTTACACCAACAATGCTTTGGTTAACGGTTGTTACAACGCTGTTTGCAAATACAACAACTACTTGAAAAGCAGCCATAGGATCGTCAACAATGTAGCCAATAGCAGATGTTGCAGCAGCATTACCTGGGTAGTACTGAGCTTGAACTGTTTGACCTTGAGCATTTACATACTGGCAGCCCATAAATACACCATAAGTGTAGTTAGCAGCTGAAGTTGTAGAGTCGTTTGTAACGCCTGATACTGCAATAGTGCCACCATCGACTAAAGCCACAATATCCCCGTTAAAAATTGGAGTGTTATAAGTACTCGCAATTGGCAATTGACGGGTTGCACCAGCGTAGGGTTTGCCATCCACGCTGTTGATTGGGCGTAAGCCGTATGGAGCTGTTACGCTTGGATAAGCCATAATAAATCTCCTAAATTAAATAAAATTAACTACCTTTTCCAAAAGAACCCACTGTAACCTTCCCTTCATTAAAAAGAGGCATCCGTGGATCACTTTGGCGCATAAGAGTGTTGTCTACAGCCTTCATTTGAGCATCTGCTTGGTCAGAGTAATGTTTATTACGCTGCTCAACAAACTCAAGTGGAGTTTTGCAAAGTAACAATCCACCAATCTCAATGTTGTCTTTAAAACGACTATTGGGATCAGCTAACAGTTTGAATTGAGGTTGTTCTTCTAGCATTACAGGTTCCCATCCTTCGCGCAACTTGGCGGAAAGGTTACGTGGGTCAGCCTGATTCATGGTTGAAGTACGAATCCAGCGATAAGCATACCCAGCCTGTTTGTCTGGCTCAGGGAGAAGTTCTGGTGGCATCCACTGTTTAGGACGCTCCGAAAATTCACGGGTTTCTAGCTCACGAGTTAATTTATTACTAGCCATGTTAGGCCTCCAATTTCATAAGTTCACGGACATACTGCTCAGGCGTTAGACCAAGTTTCTTGGCGATCGCAACTTGCGACGTCTTCAACCTAATCTTCTTGGAGGCTGTGCTCCTAGTAGCCGGTGCAACTACCGTGGACGGTTTAACTACTGGTTTGTCAGCAGCTCTCACTTCCCTTGCTTCTTCGGGTACTGGCATTTCCAGATCTTCGTCGAAACCTTCTGGGAAGCGTTTGCGCATGGTTTTGTCCAGTGCGGCATAGTACTCATCAGATCCAACCACGACACCTTGGCGTTTTAGCTTTTCATGTAAGCCTAATGCCGATGCTGTCATCTCCTCGTCCTGTCCGAACCAGGGATTCCTTGACTGCCATGCCATAACTTTGTCATCAGGGCGAGCAGCAGGTTGATACTGTTCTTGTGTTTGTACATCAGATTCTTTCTCTTGTAAAGGGGGCATCTTAAAATTATTTACTCTGTCTAATTGCAGAGTGGCATTAGTAATAGCCTGTTGGGCGTTCATCATGCCCTCGCTATCACCATTGTCATAAGACTCTTTATATGCCCTTTTAGCCATTTCAAGTTGTAAGTCGGCTGTTGTTTTCATCGCAGCGACATACTCTTGCTCGCCCTTTGAGAGCATAGTTCTAATACGCTCGTTTTCCTCCCGAAGCCGTTTTGCAGCGTCTACGGCGGCATTTTGCTCACGTTCGGCAGCCTCCCGTGCCCGACGCTCGTCGTTCCAGATCTTCTTCATCTGGATCATCTTTTTCTTAGCGTCCTCGCTGTACTGATCTAGCTCACTTACATCTACCTCGAGCTTTTGTACAACTTCTCTGGGAGTAGGTTCACGCCCACGGTCTTCGACGGGTGTATCGTCTTCAATTTCGATCTCGATCTCAGGACCAGCAGCTTCTTGCCTCTGCTCTTCCTCAACTTGTTCTAAGGGTTTACCCTGATCTTCTACTTCATCAGGGAACTTATATTGCTCTTTTTCCATTTCAGCCATTGTGTAGGCTCCTTAAATGAATTTACGGGTGATGCCACGTGGGTCTTGAACTACAGCCTCCACAGAGTCATCGTTAATAATCCTAAACTCCCTGCCATGGATAACTAAGCGAGTTCCAGCATTTGGACGAACCAAAATAAAATCACCTTTTTTGCAATAAGGACCGTTTGGGAACCGTTCTTTATCGGTATAGCAGTCAGGACCCATATCAACCACAAACAGCACGGTTGTTAAGAGCTCGTCATACCGACGGGTTTCATCAGACTTAATGATCCCGCTGTCATAGGCTTCTTCAACTTCTGGAATTGCGCAAAGTATTCTGTATCCTTGCGGGATTGGGAGTTGTCTTGCTTTCTCGGCTTCTGTGGCGTCGAAACTTACTGATCCTACTATTTGTGGTTTATCGGGGTTTGTACCGATAAGGATTTCACTCATCTGAGTTCTCCATTTTTTGTTTAAGGTCTAATATTTCCTGCCTTGCAATGAGCAGACCGTGTATCTCACCACAAATTCGTTGGTAATCGGCGTAGTCCTTTGCTTGTCCAGAGGCTATCCAATCACGTTTACCAGTTACTTCTTTGTCTAGGGTTTGTACTAGAACATCAGATGCGTCCATTAGTCTCCTTTACGGGTTTGTTTAGGCGGGGCCAGCTCAGCCTTCAATAGGTCCATTCCGGCATTAGCGACCAGTTTCTCTTTGTCGTTGCGCATTGTCGCAGCGGTTTTGAGAGCATCAAACTTCACTTTATCGGCGTTTTTCTTGACATCTGCTTCAACTTTCATACCTTCAAGTACTAGGCGTTCTTGCTCAAGGGCTACATCAGAAGCGTCTTTAGCAACCTTGCGTTGTTGTTCTTGCATCTTAAGTTGCAACTCTTGTTGTTGCATCTGGATGATCGGATCCTGCGCTTGTTGTTGAGCCTGCTGCTGAGCCACTTGCGCCTGATTCTGTTGCAATAGACGGGTCGCAGCTTCGGCAAGCATTGGTGCCAGACGAGCTTCCACTTCTGGGTTCATATTGACATCTTCACCTGACTCATCTTGTTGTGGAGGCAGGGACATACCCAACTGCATCTCAATCTGCTTGCGATACTCAAAGCCCAGATGCTCATTGATGTGCGCCATCATAGCGCTCTGCAACGCCCCAGCCATTGGATTGTTCTGAAGCAACTGCATAATCTTCGGATCTTGCATCGCTGACATATGGACCGTGATGTGCGCCTGATGGTCTTGGTACATAAACGCTTTGACCGGCTTGCCCTTGAGCACGTTCTGGTTCTCAGATACTGGGTCTGTTGGTTTCTGATCTTCGTCCATAGGGATGAGTTTTTGTGCATTCTTAATGCCGAGCACATCTAGCATCTGACGATGTAGTAATGGCAAGTTGTATAGCTGTGGTGCTTGTTGCGCTAATTGGAGGACCGCTTGGTACTGGACAATCTTCTGTGCCATTGTTGAAGCATTAGGATCGCTGACAGGAATAACGTCCACGTTGTCGTAATCAGAACGCTTAGCAAATCTAGATCCTTCGACCGGTTGATATGGGTACTCGTCTGGTGTGTATGCAGCAATAATGTGCTTGAGCAGCTTTAACTCTTGCTTCATGGAGAAGTGGATGCGAGCTTGTACAGCCGACATCACTTTGAGCGTACGCTCAAGAATTGCTAGAGTTGTGCCAACAGGAGCTTGGCTGGACATATCACTGATCTGCAGATCAGCAGTATTAGCAAAGCGGCGACCTTCTTCAACGATTTGGTTGAGCAAGGCCATTAATGTTTGGCTAGGCTCTTTGTATGGAAGCGGCAGAATGTTGTCACGCATCGTGCCACTAGGCACATCTACGTCTCTAAACTCACCTGGGGCAATCGGGGTATCGTCTCCCT